TTAGCAAAGGGAAACCAAATACATTTAATGCATTAAGAGAAAATAAAACTATAAAAACATTACAAAGAAAATGTACAAAATTAACACAACGGAATAAAGATGGGAGTATGCGTAAAATAAATAAAGAAGGTGAAGATAGATTAAAAAAAGGAAGTAAAGTTATAGACAAATTAATGTCTAATATATGGGATATTCCAGCAGGGTATATGGTTTCGACTAGTGATATAATATCTTTTAATCATCCTGCTATTTTTCCAGAAGAATTAGTAAAAAGACATATCTATTCTTGGAGTAACGAAGGTGATTTAGTTTATGATTGTTTTATGGGCAGTGGAACAACTGCAAAGATGGCACACATATACAAACGTAATTGGATTGGAAGCGAGATGTCGCAAGAATATGTAGATTTGGCTAATAAAAGATTATTGCCATATTTAAATCAAACAAGTTTATTTTAATAAAAAAAGAAATGATAGTTAACCATAGAAGTAGTGATGATTTTTTAGAATTGTCCAGGTTGGATAAAATACCTTTGGGTTTAGGTTTAGGAATTGATTTGGATATCAATCTAAGATTCAAACGTGCTTCATTCAACATTGTGTTAGGCCATGCAAATGTAGGTAAAACTTATTGGGTGCTATGGTATCTACTTTGCCTAGCTAAAAAACACAATCTTAAACATCTAATTTACTCCGCTGAGAATAGCGTTAATGGATTGAAGAGAAATTTAATTGAGTTATACGCAGGATGTAAGATTAAAGATATGCAACCTAAACAACTTGAAAATTGTAAAAACTTTATTGAATCACATTTTGATTTCATAGACGCTCAAAAGGCTTGGACTATTGAAGAATTTATGAAGGAAGTACAAGTTTTAGGTGATTATGATACTTTGATGATTGACCCGCATAATTCATTCTTAAAGCCAAAGTTAGCAAATGCTCACGATTTAGATTATGAGATGGCTACAAAACTGCGCTTATTTGCCAAAAAAACGAATACATCAATTTACATGTGTGTTCATGCAGCAACTGAAGCATTAAGAAAAACGCATAAATCAGGAGATTACGAAGGAATGCCACAAGCACCAAACATGGCAGATGCTGAAGGAGGAGGTAAATGGGGAAATAGAGCAGACGATTTTATAGTTATACATCGTTACCCAATGCACCCAAATTCCTGGATGTATACCGAAGTTCACGTCAAGAAATGTAAAGAAACGGAAACGGGAGGTAAACCAACTTTTGCAGCTTCACCCGTAATGTTTAGATTACACAATGGAACGCAGTTTTTAAACGAAGGAAAAAATGTACTATGAAGTCAACTGATATACTAATCGCAAGGTTAAACATAAAGATAAGCATCAACCGATTGCTTTTTAGAATGAAATTAGCCAATCTAAGCGAGGAAAAAGTGAAAGCAATAGAAAGAGAAGCAAATGACCTCAACGATGCTTTAAAAGTCTTTAAAATGCTTGAAGAAGATAATGCTACTTTTGAGCGAGTGAATAGCAGTTTAAGATTGGAAATACTATATTTGAAAAAAGAGTTAAATAAACAACAAGAGGAGGAAATTGAATTATAATAACGATTTTAGATATGACTTAAAGATAGGTCAAGTCTATGAGAAGCAATTCAATGATTTGTTAGGCAGTAAAATTGAAGTGAAAAGAGATTTTAGATGCCTGGAAACGGGAAACATTTATGTTGAATATGAATCGAGAGGAAAGAAAAGCGGAATTGCAACGAGTGAGGCAGATTATTGGTGCTATTGGTTAAGTGATTTCCATTGTATGTTTATCAAAACTGAGAAGTTAAAAGATTTATGCAGAAAATACTTAAACACGAATAGAGATAAACTAGGAGGAGATATGAATACTTCAAAAGGAATATTGCTCCCATTGATTGAATTTTTAAAACAACAAAATGAAGAAATGTAAATCTTGCTTAGAGGCATTTGAGCCAAAGCAAAAGTTTAATTCAACAATAAAATCCAATCGTTGCGAGGTATGTTTGAAGACTGCTCAAGCAATAAAGAATCTATCTGCTATCAAAAAAGAGAAGAAGATTAAACAAAAGGAGGACTTGTTGACGCTCCAGGACTATTTAAAGTTAACGCAGCAAGTGTTTAATTCTTGGATAAGGAAACGAGATAAAGGATTAAATTGTATATCATGTAACAAGCCTTGCAAGAAAGAGAACGCTGGGCATTATTTTAGTTCGGGAGGTCATGCTAACGTAAGATTTGACGAAGATAATGTGCATTTACAATGTGAATATTGTAACACATTTTTGCATGGAAATCTAATCGAATACGGAATCAACCTGGAGAAGAAGATAGGGAAAGACGAATTCATAGTTTTGCGTGAAAAAGCGTATGAAACAAGAAAATTCACGAAGATTGAATTAAAAGAATTACTTTTGAAATACAAACTAAAACTAAAGGAATGAAAGACGAACACTACGATAACACGAACGGAAGCCTTTACCTATTCGCTAGTCAACACGAACTGAACGCTTATGAATTTGACGTAATTAAACGAATAGTAAGATGTAGGAAGAAAGGACAGTTTAGAGATGACCTAGAGAAGAGCATTAGAGTAATTGAATTATATTTAAAAGAAACGGAATGACAACAATAGATAAATTAATTGATTCTTTTACTAAAGAACAAAAACAAGGATGTTCTCATTGGTGCATTCATGATTTAATTGCACAACTACATTTAGCCAAAGAAATGGAGAAGCAGCAGATAGTAAAAGCAGTCTATGATTCAATGGGAACAAACTTTGACCCTAACATCGGAAGAGCTGAACAGTACTACAACGAGACCTATAAAAACACGAAAGAATGAGAAATCTAATTTACATTTTAATAATAAATTTACTTTATAAAGGCATTGATTAGAATTTAATCATATATTTGACAAAAAAAACGTCATGGAGTATTTAATTATTGTCGCTTTTGCTTGGTGGTTTGTCGAATTCGAGCCGATTCAGTTTGTAATCGATTGGATTTTTGACCATTTACCGATTAACTTTTTAACAAATTGGGTTTATTCTGGACTAGGTTGTTTCAAGTGCATTGGCTTTTGGAGCGGACTAATCTACTCAGGTAGTTTTACATTCGCTTGTATCACTTCTTTATCAACTTACATTCTTTCGTTATGTTTGAACAAGATGAACTAGACTATATTGAATCAATCAAGTTGTCAGATTCCACTATTCAGACTTCAAAAGTATCATGTAAAAAATTAGATGCTATTTATGCACGAATAAACGGAATCAAAAGCAAGGATTGTTTCTGCTCAATGGTAAGAAGAAAGATATTTATTAAGGACTTTTTTATATGGTATGAAGGACTCACTCGATAAATACCTAACAAATCATTACATTGATGTAAAGAAGTACACGATGTACCTATTGAATCGTATTAACCTACGAATTGAAGCCGACACAGTAATTTCAAACGCTTATCTTAACTGCCTAAAAAACGAATCAAAGTTTAAATACGGAAATGTTAAAGATTTTCTCTTTCATTTCATTAAATGCGAGTTATTGTTTAGAGATACTGAAAGTAAAATAGAGATAGTCAATAGTGTAGAGAATGAATTTCCGATTGAAGAGGCTGAAGACGAAATAAAAGACAAGATTTTATTTGAGTTGAACTACCAGGAGCAGAAATCAGTCATTGAAATATATCGTAATACGGTAGACGATAGAATCAAGCTAATATTCTTTGAGACTTATCACGATAAAGGATACAATACTACCAGGAGCATAGCGGAACATTTCAATATTTCAGTATTTACTGCTCATGCTATGATTACTGAAATGAAGAATGACCTTAGACAATTAAAACACGAACTAAAAAAAGACCATTATGAGTAGATGGATAGCACTAACAACGTTTATTTTAGCAATTGGAATGAGTGTAATGATTTGGAATAGCCACGAATACCAAAATAAGTTTATAGCTGCCACTATTTTTAGCTATTTAATGTTTTTAATCACAAACGAATATGAGAAAAATGAAGATAAAAGATGAATTCAAAGGAAAGACTGTTATCATTTACAATAGTGTTTTAGGAAATCAAAGTGTATTAATCGACAAGATACTACCGAAGCAATACGAATGGTATTTTAAAAACGGATTGAAACACATTTTTGAAGCTGAAGAAACAGTTGAAGAGATTGTTGAAGAAGAAGTAATTGAAGAAGTTATTGTTCCTAAAAAAACACGAACTAAAAAGAAATGAATTTCGACTTAATGATTGCTACGGTGAAAGAATACATATTTCAACATAAGGGAGTAGTCATAGAGATGAATTCTAACTTCATCAAATCGGACGTTAGACAAATACAACTACTTTTTCAAGCGTTCAACTATATTCAAAGTGTACAAGGATAAATACTATATCGCAGTAATAAATCAAGAACTACATTCTCATGAATGGAAGCGAATCAAAGAATTGCTAAAATCAGCTAAATATTCTTACTGCGTATTTTATTCGGATGTAAAGAAAATAGAATTCAATCAAGTACCGAGAGAAGTATTTGATGAAATGTGTTACCAAGAAAACTAGAAAAAAACGAATCATGGCAAAACATAAATACATAGAAACACCAGAGAAACTATACCAACTATTCGAAGAGTACAAGAGTAGCTTAAAACCAAGAGAGATTCAGAAAGCAACCGCAACGGGAGTGAAGTCAGAGTTTCACATTCCACCGTATACAATGGAAGGCTTTGAGAATTTTTGCTTTGTAAACTATAGCACAATAAATCATTACTTCGATAATCCTGAAGGAGCATATGACGCATATCGTACTATCTGCTCACATATAAAGAAAGTGATTCGCCAAGACCAAATTGAAGGCGGTATGGTCGGCCAATTCAATCCAAGTATTACACAACGATTAAATTCACTTACTGAGAAAACTGACGTAACAAGTCAAGGTGAAAAGATAAACGAAATCAAAGTAACTATTGTAAGTGGAAATCAAGGCAACTAAAATATTTGAAGAAAACTTTACTGCGCTTTCTGATTCGTCTACTAGGTTTATAATCAATCAAGGTGGCTCACGTTCAAGTAAGACCTATTCGCTTTGCCAGGTTATAATCGTCTACTGCTTACAAAATCCTAACAAGGTAGTGAGTATAGTTAGGAAGACGTTTCCCGCTTTACGAGCAACAGTCATGCGAGATTTCTTTGAGATTATGAAAGACTTGGGAATCTATGACGTAGCCAATCATAATAAGAGCGAGAATATTTATCGGTTTGGCAATGGCTCAATCGTTGAATTCTTTAGTGTAGATGACGAGCAAAAGATTAGAGGTAGAAAGCGTGACATTGGATGGTGTAATGAAGCGAATGAGTTATGGTTTGAAGACTTTCAACAACTTAACATGAGGACTGAATCCACAATGATATTCGACTACAATCCTTCAGATAGTTCATCCTGGCTTTACGAACTACCCGAAGATGAAAGCGTTCTAATCAAATCAACGTACAAAGACAATCCATTTTTACCCGAATCAATCAAGCGACAAATCGAAGACCTTAAAAGAACGGATGAAGCACTATACCAAATCTATGCGCTAGGTGAAAAGACGATTTCCAAAACAAACATTTATTCGAATTGGCAGTTTGTGAAAGAGAAACCCTCCAGATTTGAATCGTTTTGTTACGGGCTTGACTTTGGTTATAATCACCCGACTGCATTAATGAAAGTCTATTGGAACGAGAAGGACATCTTCGTTGAATCGGTTATCTATGAATCTTATCTAACAACTACTATGTTAATTGAGCGCATGAATGAATTAGGCATAGACAAAAATGCTGATATACTAGGAGACCATTCAAGACCTGAGATAATAGCAGAAATTCAAATTGCCGGGTATAACATAAATAACGCAACGAAGGGAGTGAAGAAAGGAATCGACAACGTCAAAACATTCGGGGTTTACTGCCTTGACAATCCTAATTTGAAACGTGAGTACGAAAACTACAAATGGAAAAAGGTGGGTGATGCAATTACTGACGAGCCAATCAAGTTGTTTGACGATGCAATGGACGCTATTCAATATGCGGGTAGATTCATAAAGGACAACTACTACACCGATGATTCATACTTCAGCTTCTAAAACACGAATGAAATAATCTCCATTATAAGATATGGCAATAACACTAATAGCAAAACCTTTTACTTTCTCACCCGCTTACAATGAGTTAAAGTATATCTACGATTCTACAAACAAGAATCAATTAGGATTCAAATATATCTTTCAAGTACGTCAATACGGCGGCTCACAAATAGCTGAGTATCGAGTTCTGCCATTGGTAACAAGTGGCTACGGTGAGCAAGATTTATCAAAGCTATTGAGTAACAAAGTCTCTTATGACTTACCAAGTGGCACGATGTACAATGCAGCTAATTCGTTTTATGAATACGATGTGAGAATCGGAGAGGAGTACATTACGGGAGTCAACTATACCGCTTCACTATCTAACAACGGAGGGAATGTAAAGGTAACAGTTACACATTCTTTTGTCATAGGAGACCAGGTGAGAATCGTACAAGCTGACAACGGAGTAGCTAATCCACAACTTGAAGGTTTGTTTGTTGTAACTGCGATTACGGGAACTACTGACTTTACTGTTTCTGCTCTATGGAGCGAGGTAACGGATGCAACGATTAACGGAAGCGTCTACTATGCTGACAATCGTAAGACACAAACTTTAGCAGTTGTAACGGTATCAAGAGCAGTTGTATTTAACGCTGCATTTAGTTGGTTAGATTGGATTAGCTACAACGAAGCAAACTACAATTCTAATACTGCGACTGATTTGTTATTAACTTCGATTCCTCAAACGGGATTCTATGCAACTCCTGAGCAAGACCTAATCGTGAACGTGCCTAATCAATCGGTATCTACGGGCTTCATGTACTTTGAGAATAGTAATGGAAGCGTATTTAAAAAGGCGGTAAGTAATGCTAATGTAATTACAGCGGTGACTGTTGGAGTGAATAATGTAGGCACATTGACAACGGTAAGCGGAACGGGTGGACTAGTCGAAGCAGATACTACCTATTACGATTTTTACTATGCGTCAAGTGGAGGTACACAATACTCAGTTAAGTATCGAGTAAATTTAGATAAGCGTTGCAAGATTGAAGATTACGAGATTTTGTTTTTAGATAGAAAAGGCTCTTTCCCTTCATTTGCTTTTCAACTTAGAAGCTATGACAAAGGGAACGTACAACGAACTCAATTTAATAGAGACGTTGCGGGTTATGTTTCTTCTTCTCGTTGGAATTATTTTCCTACTGACTTTGGAATGACAAACGCAAGTGTATTACTCGAAAGTACGATTGACTTAAACACGAACTACATGACTGAAGAAATGGCAGTTCTATTTGAAGAATTGGTTAGTACTCCTTTGGCGTTTTTGAAGATTGGAGAAACATATCAAGCAGTTCAAATTGTAGATACAAGTTTTGAAGTTGAGAAGTCAAGAAACAAGAATCTAATCAGAAAATCACTTACAGTTAAACCATCAAATCAAAACGTTATCAATGGTTAGAATTCAGCTTGAAAATGGTTTCATAGATATTAAAGAGGGGAGTAATTTCCCTTTAAACTTTGCTTCGGGTGATGTGCGAGATTTGACGCAAAAGAAAGGCTCTAACTCAAAAACTTTGACTGCGATAGGTAGCAAGAATAATCACGATTTGCTTAATCACTACTACGATGTAAATATCGTTGCGGGTACATTTGACATAAACGCTTTAACGAAATGCGCAGTTATTCAAGATGGAATTCCAATCATGGAAGATTGTTACCTACAACTATTATCGGTTAACAAGAGTCAGCCAAATAGCAACTACGAGCAACAAGTCGAGTATCAGTTAATGGTCAAGGATGCTACATCTGATTTATTTACGAAGTTAGATAACAAGTATTTGACTGATTTAGATTTCAGCGAATTAGACCATGTCATAACTGCTAGTAATGTTGTCGCAACGTTTACTAATACGGTAACGGATGGTTATAAATATTTGTTGCCTTGGTCGGGAGACAATGTTTATCCGCTTAAAGAAATGCGCCCTGCTATCTATGTGAAGCGTTATTTTGATTCTATCTTTGCAACGAATGGATTCAGCTATACATGGTCGACAAGCGCAGCTGCTAAGTTTGAAAATCTAATCATTCCGTATAATGGTGATTTGCCAATATTGGACTATGAGAATTATGAAGTTATCGCAACGGATGTAAGTACTTTTACATTTCCTCAAGCAGCGGGTACAAACGTTACAAGTGTTGACCCTTTAGATAACTTAACTGAAATACAAGATAACGAATCATTATTCAATCCAACAACGGGAGAATACACAGTTCCATTTTATGTAACGGGAGGCGAGGCAATAGTATTTAATTTCAATGTTGATTTAGCTTTTATTCTTGACAATACAACGGGAGCAAGTGCTTATTTATATTCAAGTTCTTTAAATGCGGGAAATAGATATTACCCTACTATTCAAATGTACAAGAATGGAGTTATTTACGCTACAACTCCGATAACATTTTTAGGTAGTTATATTCGTAACGCTTCGCCATCTGCTTTAGCTTCGGGAACTACTACATTCATAAATGATACTTTTAGTGCAAATGTGCCCGTTAGTGGTTTAGTACCTACCGATGTTATCACAGCAAAGATTGGTGTTAGAGTAGAGCAATTTGGAGCGTCACCCCTTTGGAAAGATGCTAACAGTTCGGGAGGTACAAACGTACAAGTTGACATGATACTAGATGTCAATAGTCTTACGATTACTGTGCAACCTGGAACTAATATAATTGGCTCAGGCTCGACTATTGAAATGAATAGGTTTGTACCTAAAAAACTAAAGCAGCGTGATTTCGTAAAAGGTATTTTGTCAATGTTTAACTTGTTTGTTGAGATTGATAAGACTGCGCCTAACAATCTAATTTTACAACATAGAGACGATTACTACGATAGTGGTAACGAAGTAGATTGGACTAAAAAATTATGCAAGGACATTGACCAAGAATTAGTATTTCTTCCCGACATCACGTCAAAGAAAATGATTCTCACTTACAAAGCAGACCAAGATTTACCGAATACTGATTATGTTGGAGCAACTAATGAGATTTACGGACAACTAGAATATATTTTCGATACTGAATATCAGAAAGGAATAGACGTTAAAGAAATGATTTTTAGTCCTACTCCCGTAGGTAGAACTACATTCGGTGCATACGTTCCATTTATTGCTGGGTCTGCTCCTAAAACAAACATTAGAATTTTAGTAGATGGTGGAACTGATACTTGTGGTGCTTATAATATTTACGATTATGGCACTACGGGAGAAACGGGTTTAACAACTTATCCTTTACTCGGTCACTTTGACAATCCATTGAATCCAACTTTCGATTTGAACTTTGCGACTTGTGACTTTTACTATTACGATGGAATCAATCCAACGAACAATAATCTATACAACAAGTATTGGAGAAGAACGGTTAACCAAATCAATACGGGTAAAATGTTAATTGCTTACTTCGACTTAAATGAAAGCGACATCCAAGCAATGCGATTAAATGACAAGATTAGAATTGACAATAGTTGGTGGAACATAAACAAAATTATTGATTATAACGCAAATGTAAAAGGATTTACAAAGGTTGAATTGATAAGCATTGATTCTGAGATTGACCTACCTCCATTTAACTATAAGATTCCTAAATTACCCGTTGCTTCACAAGTAAGTCATATTACAAAAGACATTCTTCAGACTAGCGTAGATAATAACAACGTTGTAATGCCTGGCGCAGATGTGGTTATTAAAGGTCGCAACAATGTAGTGTTAAGTGGTACAAGAGGAATGATTATCGGAGACGATAACATAGTAACTGAAAGATATGTTAATATAACTCCTCCGAGTGGAGACATTAGAACGGTAAGCGAATCATTTACTATTGAGCCAAGTGATAAAATTTTCATAATGAATGCTTCATCTAAGACTACTACCTTACCATTGGCAGCTGATAGTTTAGGTCGGGTATTGATAGGTAAAAATATTAGCTCTGGTAACTTAACTATTTTGGCTTCGGGTACTGATAAGATAGAAGGACTTTCAAGTATTACAATCGCAACGGGTAGAGCAGGAATGATTGTATCGGATGGTGTAGGTTGGTGGATAATCTCTCAATATTAAACTTTAAAACACTAAACAAAAAATTACCATTATAAAGTATGGCTTCAACACCAATTGAGATACCTATAAAATTAAATGGCTTAGCAGCTATTAAATCAGAACTTCGTGAGTTGAAGGGAGAGTTAGCAAATGCGACTGACCCTAAACAAATGCAAGAACTTGCTATGAGAGCGGGTGAACTTAAAGACCAACTTGCAGATGCCAATGACCAAGTAGCAGTATTTGCTTCGGGCAGTAAATTCGAACAAGTAAACAACTCTTTTAGTTCGATGAAAGATTCTTTGATGTCTTTAGACTTTGAAGAAGCAGCACAAAAAGCTAAAATGTTTCAGCAAACTTTAGGCTCAATTTCTCCCGCAACGATTGGGAATAGCATTAAAGGATTGATTTCAGTTGTTGGTAGTTTAGGTAAAGCATTTGTTCAGTTTGGAGTTTCACTACTTGCAAATCCTATCTTTCTTTTAGTCGCTGCCATTGTTGCTATCGTTGCTATTATCGGAGTAGTAATGAATAAACTCGGAATCTTAAAGCCAGTATTAAACGCCATTGGAAAAGCATTCGAATTTATTGGAGATATTATAGACGTAGTTATTCAAGGACTTAAAGACTTTACGGATTGGTTAGGAATAACAAATAATGCAGCGGAAGATGCAGCGGATAAACAAGCAGCAGCAGCAGAAAAAACTGCGGATGCATACGAAGAAAAAAGTAAAAAAGTTGTAGCAGCTTATGACCGAGAGATAGAACTTGCAGAACTTGATGGTAAAAATACAGTTCAACTTGAAAAAGAAAAACAAGTTGAAATATTAAAAACTGCCGAAGCGCGTTTAGAAGCTATTAAGGCAAAAGTTTATGCTGCAAAAATAAGCGGTGATTTAAGTAAAGACGAAGTAATTGAATTAAGAAAAACATATAATGAGCAAGTTCAAGTTGTTGAAGATGCTAAACATAAAATTGAAGTAATAGACAAAAAAGAATCTAACCGTAAAAAAGAAGAACGAACTAAAGAATCTGAAGACGAAACTAAGTCAACACAAGATGCTGCTAAAAAAGCGCAAGAAGCGTATAAGGCAAGAATCGCAGCAGAGAAACAATTCAGAGCGGATAGATTAGCAGCTATTAGACAAATTGAAGACATTGAAACTTCTTTATTAGAAGAGGGAATCCAAAAAGAAATCGTTTTAAATCAAACTAAGTACAAACGAATTTTAGAAGATTTACAAACTAATGCTAAATTAACATCTAACGAAAAGATTAGACTTGCTGCATTATATGCTGAAGAAGAATTTCAAGCGGACAAGGCTTTACGTGCAGCTTATCAAGTAGAATTAGATACAGCAGTTCAAACATCTAAAGATAATAAAGCAGCGCAGAAAGCGGAGCAGTTAGCCTTAGAAGCAGAGACCTATGCAAAGATGGGTGCTATGATGAAAGAGAATGCTCAAAAAGAAATCGCAGAAGCAAAAGCGGTAGCGGATGCAAAAGCAGCAATTCAAAACGAAGACATAGCGAGAATTAGTGCGGGAATAGGTGTTATAAAATCTATCTTCGAAAAGAATAAAGCAGTTCAAAAAGCAGCGTTGATAGCTGAGAATGCTATCGGGGTGGCTAAAGTAATCATAAGTACAGCAGCAGCAAATGCAGCAGCTTTGGCAACTCCACAAGCAATAGCAACAAGTGGTGCTTCAGCCATTCCTGTAATCGCAAGAAACAAAATAAGTGCGGGAATTAGCATTGCTTCAATCGTTGCTTCAACTGCAAAAGGACTTTCTGCTCTAGGTGGAGGTGGAACTGTAAGTGGAACTGCTCCAGGTGGAGGTGGCGCAAGTAACACTTCAACGCAACAAGCTACCCCGCAAGTGAATTTGTTCGGCTCAAATAATAACGCCAATACAATTAACGGAAGTCAGTCTTCTAATCAAGGTGGCGAGATGATTGTTAAGGCGGTAGTTGTCGAATCAGACGTAACTTCAATGCAGAAAAAGATGAATAAAGTACAAGAATCAGCGGTATTATGACAAGTTATATTTCACTATTATCTAAAATAGAAGCGTTCTGCAATGCTCACCTACAAATCAAAAAGTATGGTGGGGAATTCAGAGAGCAGATGCCTAACTTTGCAACGAAGGATGAGAAATATCCCGTTGTTTTTGTTACTCCAACGAGTGATACTGAAGCCTTAAATACAAATCAGTTTACAGTTGATATTTATTGCGTAGATATTATTCAAGCGGATAGAGCAAATCTAAACAGTATCATTTCAGATTGTCAGCTTATCTTAAAAGATATGTACGTTTACTACACGAATGACAACGATGTTGAAATAGATGTAGTAGGTACTGCGAGTATGACTCCTTTAAACAACCAAGATTTAGATTACGTTGCGGGTTGGGTAATGTCTATTACTTTTGAGGTAGCAAGTTACGGAGATTGTGCTATTCCGATGAATCCAATAAATCCAAATCCTCCAATTGTTTGCGAGGATGCAATAGTTGAAAATTCAGATAGAACGTATCAAACAACAGTTGCGAGTGGTGGGACTTTAATTTTACCCGATACAACGTACAACTTTATAGTTAACGGAGTAACTACAAGCGTAACAGTTCCAAGTATTAAAGATGAAACATTTAATGTAATATGGCAATAGATATAAATATACCAATAGAAGATGCTGTTACGGATGGCAGTTTAAACCCAGTTACTAGTAACGCTGTCTTTGATGCATTGGCAGCATTGCCATCAACAAGCGGCTTTGTTCCTTATACGGGCGCAACAAACGATGTTAATTTAGGTGTACATGATTTAACTGCTACTCAAGGTACATTTGCAACTAGTGGAAATCCTGACACGTTAACAGTAAACCATTCAAGTGGAAGTGGTAAGGCTTTGACAATTACAAAGGGAGGAAATGGCGAAGGGGTTTATGTCAATAAAACTAGTGGAAGTGGCAATGCAGTTACGGTTGTAGGTGACTTAGAAGCTACAAATCTAAAAAGAACGGGAGGAACTTCATCACAGTTTTTAAAAGCAAACGGGAGTATAGATTCTACTTCTTATCAACCTACTTTAGTAAGTGGAACGAATATAAAAACAATCAACTCTACTACTATTTTAGGTAGTGGTAACATTACGGTTATACCTACGCACGATGGAGTAACTTATGATACGAATGCTATTCAAACTTTGACCGCTGCTGAATACGCAGCAATTACACCAAACGCAAGTACACTTTATTTTATTGTTTGATGAAGATAGGAACGTTAGATATTGCCAATTGCAAGATAGGAAGCACTCAAGTAAATGAGGTGAGAATAGGCAGTACTTTAGTTTGGCAGTTTTCCTCACTTGACCCCGATGCTCAAGCGTTCTTAACTGCTGCAGGTATAACTGATTTGACGATAACGAATGCTATTAATCAACTTGTTTTGGATTTAAAAGGTTATTCTATTTGGACTAAGATGAAAGCATTATATCCCTTTGTAGGTGGTACAGCAACGACTCATAAATGGAATTTAAAGAATCCATTAGATACAGATGCTGCGTTTAGATTAGGATTTAACGGTGGGTGGACACATAACATAAACGGAATAAGTGGTAATGCTTCAAATACTTTTGCAAATACTTTCTTAAATCCTTTAAGCATTTTAACTTTAAATAGCACTCACATATCATTATACTCAAGAACTAATATAGCCCAAGAGGCGATTGATTGCGGATGTAGCACAACTTCAAATAATCGTATTGCCTCACACTTAAAGTGGAGTGATTCAAATTCTTACCATGATATGTATAGTAGTACTGTAACTAGAATAACTCACGCTTTAGGTGCCACCGCTTCGACAACATTATTCATAACAAATAGAAACGCTTCAAACGTTTTTAACTTATGGAGAAACGGAACGAAACTTACAACACAAACAAACACACTTGCTAGCTCACTGCCAAATTTCAATTTATATTTAGGAGCGAGAAATACAGGAGCAAGTATAGATTATCCATCTTCTAGAAATTACGCTTTTGCTTCAATAGGAGACGGATTAACAGACCAAAACGCGACCGACTTAACAACCGCAATAAATACTTTTCAAACTTCTTTATCTCGTAACGTATGACAGTAGCAAAATTAACACCAGAACAAGCGGAGCAACTCAAAGGAACTGAATTTGCACCCGATAGTTATTTCAACCCTATCGTTGACAAACACGGCAACTACATTATATCACTTGAGGAAGTTGAGCAATGTGATATTGAGTGGGTAAAAGATTTAGAAATGATTATATTTGTTCCTAAAGAATATAATTTACCGATATGACCTTCAAAGACCAACTAACGAACTCAGTACTTCACACCTTGCTAATATAAATTTTAGATGGCTACGTTCAAAGTAAAATACGCAACAAGGAATAAACTCGCAAGAGCCTTGCAGATGGAAATCAAGAAGCTAGGTTTAATCGACTACGGTACGATGTACGATAGTGTGCGTATTTCCGCAATGACTGGAACGGAACTAAATAGAATTGATATAACCGTAAGCGTAATGTACTATTATTTCTTTTTAGATGAAGGAACAATTTACATTGATGCTTTCGACATAACGGATAGGTGGCTTGATAGTCCAATCGTTCAAGGTATAATCGGGGAAATCGTACAAGATTATATTCAATGGCAGTTTGAAAAATACCCATTACTTGAAATGGCGAGAATACTAAACAATCCAAAAGTATTCGTGAACTTCAATTGGATAGACGAAAACGCTTTGCCGTATACACTACCAAATAGAAACATTCAAAATTTAGATTTCTAGTTCTTTCTTCATTCCTAAAATATTAAAGGCGAATACTAGATTAAGTTCTAGTACGTCTTTTATTTTAGTGACATCTTCGTTAGCTAAATTGTAAAGCGTATGCTCCCAAGACCATCGGTTAATTTTATCTTCAGCTTCTTGTTCCTTTAAATCTTCTTCGTCTAGTTCAGCATCGTCAAGTTCATCTTCGTCAAAGATTGGATTGAATAGATTTTCATACACTTTTAAGAAGTTTTCCCGAAACTTAATGTATTCCGCTATAATTCCGTAGACCGATGTAATTGGCAAATCGTTAAAGAGTTCTTTCCGCTTTTCAATATTAAACGAATAATCTTCATAAATCAATTCTTCCCATTCGCTTAGTTTAGTTTTACGGTACAATACTGAACTAATATAAGTCAAGTGTTTAACGTAGTCATTGGCGAAGTAATATTCCAGGTCGATAAACTCACCTAGTTTCAAATCATTCAATCCAATATAGGTAAGATTGTTTATCTCATTCTTGAAAATATTTGAAGGCTGCTTTTTTATAAACGTTACTTGCTTAACAATTTTGGAAAGTTCGTCTATCTCCATATCGTCAAATTCATCTACGTCTATATCGGTTAAAATAGATAAACATTCTATTTCATAGCTGAATAAAGAGTCAAAGTCTTCGTTATTCAAAGACCTCAACTCAATAAATTGTTCGACTGTTATATCATTCCAGGATTTCGGTAGCTTCAACTTGTATTTCTTTAGCGGTTTTACCTAACTTTTGACCAATGTAAGCAATAAAAGGAATAGCTATATTTGCTTTTTGCTCCTTAAACATCTTCGACTTTAAAGCAATATGTGAATCTCCGTAATGTTCCGCTTTAGTTAAGTCTGTTCGTTTAAAAATAATAGCCATAACACGAGAAATATAATTTTCGGGAGATGTTGAAACTGCTTTTTCAATCATTTTTAAATCACGAACGTTTAGTTTAAACTCATCTTCGTAGGCTTGGTAAGTATAACCATCAAATTCTATTGATTTAAGAAACTTTTTTGTAGGCTTTTTCTTTGTGTCGCAAAATTCTTTCACGATTTCCGTAAACTTTTCAAAGTCCAAATCATAAACTTCATCTTCATTTGCGCCTAAATCAATAAATATTTTAGCCCACTTTTCGAATTGGTCTAGTTCTAAATTGTTCATTGTTGCGCTAAGTTTCTCAAATTGCTCGATTGTAAGTTCAGTAACTTCGTTGTTGATTTTTGTTGTTCCGATTTTTACCATAGTGTTTTTTTAGCAAATATACAAAAATATAACAAAAAAAAATGTATGCCATTATAATGTATGGCGAATGACATTCCTATTTTTAAAGTTACGATTGACGAGGAGTATTCCGATGGCGAAGTATTAGGAATTGAGCAAGTAGCATTCACTTCTAAACCCGCAATCTTAGTTAAAGGAATGGCGTTTAATAGTCATTCAAAAGTAATGCAGTTTGCGGATGAGCCAAAGATGAGAATCGTAGCACCCGCAATGATTCCAATGGATATTTACCGAAACGATGAAGAAGGAGAGTATTTTGTGCAATTTTCTGAACAAGAAATAGAAACAATCTATTCTGATTTCATGCAGAATCTAAACAACAAAAATCTTTTCAATTTAGAGCATGATGCTGGGCAAACTGTACCCGCTTACATTCTTGAAAGTTGGCTAGTTGAGAATCCAAAGTCAGATAAGTCATATAGTTCTTACGGTATTGAAGTACCTAAAGGAACGCTTATGCTAACTGCTCAAATAACGGACAAAGAATATTATAATAAACTTGTTGAAAGCGGACAAGTTGGTTTCTCAATTGAGGGGTTTTTAGGCTTGAAGTTAAGTATTAATAAACAAATAGAAAACAGTATGAATTTACCTGATGGAGAACATCTAATCGAAGGCAAAGTATACGTTGTAAAAGACGGAGTAGTTGTTGAAGTGAAAGATGCACCCGAAGCTGAAGTGGAAGTCGAAATGGCTACCGAAGAAGTAGTTGAAGAAGAGGTAGTGATGGCTGAGGAAGTAGTAGAAGAAGAAGTTGTCGAAACTGCAATGGCAGTTGACCCGACTGCAGACGCTGAAGCTATCCTTGCAATCGTTATGCCTACAATTGACGAAAAGTACAACGAATTAATTCAGCTTATTGCTGAAGTGAAAGCAATGATTCCAACACTTGAAGAAGAAGTGACGGAAGTTACCGAGCAAAAATTATCTGCTCACGAAAAATTAATGAAGTTTAACCAATTTAACAAAGACTAAAAATGTCAAGAAAATTAAAATTCGATTTAGACATCGAAACAAACGCACTACTTTGTGCTAACCCTAACGAGTTCTACTCTCGTGCTTACATTACTGAAGACATCGTAGATAACTACCGAACTTTACCTGGTATTAAGTCAGCTACAAAATTAGCTAACGTTACTTTTGGTAACATCCTACAATCTTCTACTTGTGCTTTCTCTGCTCCAACTGACGCTTTGGACGCTATCGACATCGATGTTTGTGCATTGTCAGCAATGGCTCAAATTTGTCAGTTTGACCTTGAGCAATCTTTCCTTTCTTTACAAATGGCTGCGGGAAGTAACGGAAGTTTTGAAGTTGCTTCTTTCATGTCTTACTATTGGGAAACAATGTCAATGCAAATCGGTGAGGATGTTGAGTTATTGAGATGGCAAGGTGATACTGAGTCTGAAGATACACTTCTTTCTTTGTGTGATGGTTACCTTAAGCGACTTTTAGCTGACGCTGCGGTTGTAGATGTTGCAAATGTTGCTATTACTTCTACTAACGTTATTGCACAATTGACTGCTATCTTGAATGCTGCTCCTGCAACTATCAAGCGTAAGAAAGCAGATTTACGTTTCTATGTTTCTTCTAACATTGCTACTGCTTACGAATTAGCTGCTGCTACGGGTAACACTCAAACATTCGTTACGCTTCCTTTGGCGTTAACTTTCTTGGGAATTAAAATAGTTGTTGCTGAAGGTCTTCCTAACGATACTGCAGTTCTTACTTTGAAGAATAACTTGATTTATGCTTTCGATTCTGAGTCAGATGCAAAAGCGTTGAGAGCAGTTAACTTGAATGACACAGTTGCTGAGCCTTATTTGAGAACTCGTGCAAACTTGAAAGTTGGATTCTGGTATACTAACCCGACTGAGATTGTTCTTTACTCTTAAGAATTAATTACTAACTAGAGAGGGGTGGTGCAATAAACATCACCCCTTTTTTAATACATAAAAATTATGGCAACTTGCAATACAATAACAACAATAACTAAAGGATGCGACAACAACATCGGAGGCATTCAAACAGTTTTAATAAATGACCAAAGCGAAGTAACTGCAGTAACGGTTGACGATGCCAATTGGGAAATAACTGCAATCACTAACGGAGACCCTTTTATTCCTTTCGAATTTAAACGCAATACGGGTAATTATGTTGAAGACCAAGCAAACGATTTAATCAATGGCTCTTCATTCGTAACTGCTACTATTACTTTAATGTTTCACCGTAGAGAAGCAGCAAAATCTCGTTCAATCAAGATTTTAGGAGAAGGACAAAGAGACCTTGCGATTATCGTTTTAGATGCGAACGGAAAATATTGGTATTTCCCGAATGCACAAGTAACTGCGGTAGCGGAAGGCTCAGGAACTGCTAAAGCTGACGGCTCAAAGTATTCGATTACTATCGTTGCTGAATCAGAAAATTTAGCTTACGAAGTTGACCCTACTATTATTGCTGGTTTACTAGTTTAAAAGTAAACTTTGCTATCCTCACCCTCACTTTAATTAGTGGGGGTTTTTTGTTTTATAACAAATGCTAAAATAAAACCATTATAATATATGATATACTTAGAAAAAGATTCTGCAAATACTTTTGTACTCACGTTAACTGAGTCATCAACTATTTCGAATCCTACCTACTTATTTTTATTCCAAAATGAATTTAATAAAAGTTCACAAGGTTTCCAATGGGTAGGAGTAGATACTTCAGACTATAAAGAAAGATACAATTTGTTTGAGTTAACGGAGGGAGTTGATGCGACTTTTATACTTGGGCAATATACCTATACTGTTTACGAATCTGCCGACCCTATTGTCATTGTAGACCAAGATATAGATTACTATACTGGTTTAAATGTAGTGGAAGAGGGCAGAATGGTTGTCGCAGGAGTAGTAACAAACACAATTTACGATTAATGAAGATTTTAGGATTTGAATTCGGTGCAAATAAAGCCGTAGAAGTACAAGAATTAGGAGGATATCAAGCATTCTCTACACCATTCTTAAAAGTAGGAAAAGGAGACTTGTCTCTACCTTACGTTAATGCCCGTTTAAACGTTGGTAACTACGTTCGTTTTGGTAATGATAACCTTTACCCACAACTATTAAATCAAATGTACTACACGTCTCCTTTACATGGTGCGATTGTAGACTTTAAAACTAATGCAACAGTTGGAGGTGGGTATGAATTACAATATTCTGCGACTGCTTCACCAATGGAAAAGGTAGACATCTACGCTTTTGAAAAGCGAATGAATTTAAAAAAGATTTTACCCGCAGTTACTAAAGAAAAAATCATTCATGGTAGAGTATACTTTCACTTGCGATTTAATCAAACGGGAACGCTAATTTTTTGTAAGCACATCGCAGCGGATAAGGTAAGAAAGAACGCAACAAACGATTTGTACTACATATGTGACGATTGGTCTACTCAAATAAACATACAAACGATTAAGCCTTATAGATTCAACACAAAAGACCTTGAATTTCTTTATTGCTATGAGGACTATTCAGTCGGCCAGGATGTTTACACTTTACCGCAGTATTCATCTTGTATGAATTGGGCTTTTTTAGATGGTGAAATGTCTTATCTGCAAAAGTCTAACATTCAAAATAGTATCTTCCCATCGTTTGCTATGATGTTTCCCAAGAAACCACAAAACGAAGAAGAGAAAAACAGTATTAAAACAACAATCGATAGAGCAAAAGGTGCTACAAATGCGGGAAAAGCAATAGCATTCTTTGCTAACAATAAAGAATCTCTCCCAACGATTGAAGCAATACCTACAAATTCAAACGATAACTTATTCCAGGTTACTACGGAAAGCATAGACTCAAAGATTTGTCAAGCGCATATTATAGACCCTATCTTGATGGGAATTAGAGTAAGCGGTAAGTTGGGAAGTGGCTCAGACATTAAACAATCGTATGTAATTTTTGAAAAGAATAGTATCATTCCTTTGCGTAACTCAGTCGAAGAAATCTTCAACGAAATTTTAGCTATTTGCAACATCAATGCAAAGCTAGTAATTAATAATTTCCAAATCGTTAACGATACGATTGTTGAAATGGATGAAAGAACAAATGAAATTTCTAACATTATCGCAAATGTAAATCCTGCTTTAGCTACTAAATTAATTGATTCAATGACTCAAAACGAGTTGAGAGAATTACTAGGATTAAAACCAATTGAAACACCTCCTGCACTATGATTTACTTTGTAACTGAAAATTACCTAAAAACACAAACGCCAATAACTGCAAACATTGACGTGAACAACATCGTTCCGTTTATCAAGACTCAAAGCGACATGAGAATAATGCCGATTTTAGGTACTTATTTTTATAACTACGTTTTGGCCGCTTATAACAATCAAACTTTGCTACCCGAAGAAGAAGAATTAGTAACATACATTCAACCCGCAATAGCATGGAGGAGTGCTGAAGATGCTGCTTTTGGTTTATCATACCAATTAAAGAACAAAGGAATCCAAACGCAAAATGGAGACTATTCGAATAACGTTAGTCAAGGAGAAGTAAACTTTGTACAAGACCATTACGCACAAAAAGCTAGTTTCTACGAGTCACGTTTATGGAAATATTTGGACATGAATAAAGATTTATTTCCCAATTTTATTTCACCTTTAAATCGAGATTCGGACATTAGACCATCGGTACAACAAACGCAAGGATTTAACGATTCAATAATCTTTTTATAAATAAACCACAATGCTTGAAATTTTAGAAACTATTAAGAAACATGGTGCTTTAGGAATGACTGTTATCGCATTGATTTGGATGAATACCAGGTTAAATTCAGTTGAAGATAAATTATATAATTGTCTAAGCGCAAACCAAGAAATACGTCAAGCATCAACGCATAGTAAGGTGGAGATTAAAGAAAAATTAATTGCAATTCTACCAAATGAAAGAAAAAATAAAAAGTTTATTTCGTGATACATTAAAAAAGGAAGGCAAATGGTCAAGAACTTCGCTTACAATGTTTACTTCGTTTTCTATTTGTGTGCTTGTTGGCTTAATAGATTTCTTTATGCATGGTTTTAATACTGAAGTATTCTTCGGTTTTCTTTCCGTTGCGGTAGGCAGCAAGATTTCAGATTCATTCAGTAAAAAATTAGAAAAATGAAAATAAATTTCACGCATTTATTAGCGTTTATTTGGTCGATGCTAATTACCTTTTTGATTTTATTAATGCTTTACAGTTGTTCAGCTTCGTATCATTACGGAAAAGCAGTTAAAAAAGGAATGCGATGTGAAACAATTTTAGATACAATAGAGATTCAAAAGATTGATTCTATATTCATAAATAACGAGTGGGTAAAGTATGTTACCAAGTACGATACGATAGTGCGTTACAATCAAGTATTTGTACCTAAAACGAGGTATCAGATTAAAACGGAATATAAAATAAAACGAGATTCAATAGAAGTTGTAAAATATAAGATGAAAACTGAGTATAAAACAATCAAGAAAAAGTGGAATTTTCCTATTAAAATTCTAATTATTTGTTTTGCTATTGGTTTTATTATAGCTTTACTCAAAGTTTATATAAAGAAATAGTGTTTACAGTAAACAACTAAATGTAAATAGATGCTGACAACAAAAGAATTAATAGCAAAATACGGTGCGCCAAATCCTGAAGGAACTTATTTAAAAACTATTATTTTACCTTATCCATTCTTATACGATGGTAAGCCCGTTTCAAAAATGCGATGCCATAAGCTAGTAGCGGATAAATTCCTTGCAGTATTTGAGGATATATTAGCGCACTACGGATTAGAGGAAATCAATCGACTTGGTATAAACAAATACGGTGGTTGTTTCAATTACCGAGTAATGCGAGGAGGTACACAATTAAGTAGACATTCTTGGGGAGTAGCAATTGATTTAGACCCACAAAGAAACACATTAAAAGAAACTTCTAAAACTGCCAGGTTTGCAAGACATGAATACAAGCCAATGATTGATATTTTTTATAAACATGGATTCCTAAGTTTAGGAAGAGAGAAAAATTACGATTGGATGCATTTTGAAATAGCACAGTAACAACAAGCCCTTAATTGGGCTTTTTAATTATACCTAATGATAAGAAAAAGATTATTTTTTGATATTGAGACCTCATTTAATATCGGTATCTTTTGGCGAAGTGGTTACAACTTGACTATTCAGCCTGACGATATAATTAAAGAAAGAGCAATTATTTGCGTTAGTTGGAAATGGGAAGGAAAAGACGAAGTACATCACTTACAATGGGATGAAAATCAATGCGACAAAAAACTACTCAAAGCATTTATTAAACAATTAAATAAAGCGGATGAGATAATTGCTCACAACGGAGATAGATTCGACATCAAATGGCTTCGAACAAGATGCTTATTTCATGGTATAGAGATGTTTCCACAGTATCAGTCAATTGATACGCTTAAACACGCTAAAAGTCAGTTTAATTTTAATAGTAATAAATTAGATTACATCGCAAAGTTTCTTGGAGTTGGAGCAAAGTTGAAGCATGAAGGTATGGATATGTGGAAAAGTATAATTTTCGACAAAGATGCTGAAGCCTTAAAGCGAATGGTTGAATATTGCGACATGGATGTAATTGTTCTGGAGAAAGTATTTGAAAAGATAGCACCTTACTCTAAGAAAAAAGTAAACTATGCAGTTTTAAGAGGTGGAGAAAAGTTTGAATGCCCTGAATGTGGAAGCTACAATATAAGAATGCGTAAAACATACACAACTGCAGCGGGAACAATCCAACATTACATGAGTTGTGAATGCGGGAATAGTTCGTATAAAATAAACAACAAAACTTTCATTGATTGGTTACAATGGAAAATGAAGAATAACATAAAATAGTTTATACATAAACATATGATTTTGTAAAAAGTATTTTACTATATTTGCAACGTTAACAAGTTTTGTTTTTCATGTTTAGGTTAAGAGGAGGTAGAAATATCTCCTTTTTTTATTGCTATAACCTTAAATTTTTTGAATATTTTAAAGCTAT